ACTGAACTATAGCGCGATCCTGGAACCCCCCTGGCCACCTACCCCGCGAGCAAATCGGATAACTCTCTCCAGTATCCCGTTCAAATCGGACAACCTTGTCCACTATCGCCGATCAAATCGGATAGATTTGTCCGCAATGACACCCCAAATCGGACAACCTTGTCCAGTATTCGGGTCGTCCAGGGTCAAATCGGATAACATTGTCCGCAATACCGCCTATTCTGGATAAAAAGATCCAAATATCGGGATACCTGCCCTTTTCGGATACGATTGTCCGATTTGTCGCCATTTTCGGATATACTTGTCCGATTTGATCCGAATATCGGATAGGGTTGTCCGATTTGACGAGTCCAAATCGGATGCGCTTGTCCGATTTGCCGTGGTCGCGTCTGGATGCCCCTAGGCGCGTCCGTTCGTGGGGGTGGCCGAGGGTATGGGTGACGCGTTGGAACGCGTACAGAGGGATCGTAGCCGTTCGGGTATTAGGTCAAATCCGTTCGGGTTTTATTCACAAATCTGATCGAAAAAAGAAAAAAAGATGCGCAAACCGCTTGACAACGCCGATAGAGAGGGTATACTTGTGGTGTCGGGATTCGAGTTTGCAAACGGTTTGCCGACCGAATCCCGAGAAGGTTTGACAGTTTGGAGCGTATCATGAACAAGTCTGAAGCATTGGCCGAAGCATTCACCGAATACCGTTCAATCCGCATGCCCAAGGGATTGAACGCGCTCACCCTTGATAGGGTTGCGGTTGGACACTTGAACGCGGACGCGATTCTAGCCGAATACACTGCGCGTGTCCGCGAGTCTATCGACCGCCGAAACGCCGCATTGTCTAAGATCGGCGCGTTCCCCGCGTCCGTGAACATTCGCATAATCACGCCCAATGGTCGGACGATCGACGCAAACGGCGCGCGCATCGTTTCGGCTATCATCCGTGAGGATGCCGACATTGTAAAGGGTGAAGTAGTCTAATACCATCCGCGCGGGTTGGAACATATCCGCGCGGGTATTGATCTTTGACAAGTAAAGAACGCGATACCCTACCGATACGGTCTAGGGAAGGGGTATCGTCCGCACTCAATATGCGCGCAGTGCGGCGCGTAGGGTATTCGCTAGGGTATTCGGCGGATATGGTAAGCGTACGGGATATCGGCGGCCTGGGGTGTAAGCTCTAGGCGCGGACGATATCGGCGGACGTGTTTAGGATTGTACCATATTCGGCGCGGATTCAATCGGCGAACCCGTACGGATTCAATCGACATAGCAAACCGACTTAGTATCCGATATCGTAGAACATTCAACCAACAACAATAGCGCCCGCACGGATATCCGTGCGGTTATATCGCGCCCGTGCGGATTCGCTCCGCATGGGCCGTAGTACGTCCGTGCGGGACACCGTGCGGACGTGCGTTTCCTACGGGGACTGGGCGACTTTCGTCGCACGCCGTAGGTCTCGGAGTGTAGGTCATGGATTATGTGACATTGTTGGCGTTGGTTCGTTCGGGCATGGAGAATGATGGTCACCTGTGGTACGCCCGTGCGGGGCGTAGGGTGCGGGCGTACGCCCGACGACACAAGGTGTCAACGGAGTACGTCTGCGGCGTGCTGTCTGTGACGTCTCCCCGTGTCCAGGTCACACGGAACGTGCGGCTTGCTCGTGCGTTTATCGAGACGGGCAAGGTGGACGGCATGATGAAAGGTACATTTACGGCGTTGGTAAACTTCGTCGTCCACAACCGCATTCGCGGTCTCAAGACGGGGCCTTTCGCCAAGGCCCTTGAGGGCGATGAGGAGGCGGTTGTTCTCGACACTTGGATGGCCAAGTGCTTTGGTGTTGACCAGAAACTTTTTGGAACGAAGAAGGGTGTACGCCAGTACACCGAGGTCATGCGGGAACTCGCACGGATGTGCGGGCTGACTCCCGCGCAAACACAGGCCGCCTTGTGGTGCGGCTACATTCGGTCGGTGGGTCGGACTCCCGCCGACTTGGTGATCTAAACCAGACTCCACTACGCTCGGGACAAGGTGAATAGCCTTGTCTCGGGTTTCAACGGACACGCCGTGTGTCCGTGTTTATGTGTACGGTTGTGGAGTATTGTCATGCGTCATTTGTTTGCGAAGTTGATTCAGGTTGTACAATCTAAAAAGGCTGGAGGTACGTTCGACCATGCGGGTAATACCGTGCGGTACGGACGTGGGTATCAGGTCGGTCTGTACGGATATGAGTTGAGGTTCTCTGAGTTGGACCCGATGACAGTGTTCGAGATATGCGCCTGGCTGGACAACGTTGAACGTGGATTCTTTGATGGGCCATATCCCGAAGAGTCTCGTTTTTCCGTTGGTTTGTGGTTTGACACCAGCACATCGGAATATTGTCTGGATCTAAGTTTGTTTGTTGACGATGCTGAGGAGGCGGCGCGGTTTGCCCACATCAACAAACAGAAAGCAATCTGGGATTGGACTGCATCAGGTTCGGTGATTTGTTGTTGATTCTTCCAGTGCCGTGCGTGTGGAATACCATGCACGGTACATTTGCGGACACGCCGTGTGTCCGTGGTTCGTGTGTCAGTATTGGAGTGTTTGTTATGAGATATACTGAGGTCGAGGTCGGTCTGTATTTCGAGGATTGGGAGAGCGTGTTGGTTGACTGCGAGACGCAGAACTCCGTGGATGCGGATAACTTCTCGGATGTTGGCATTGTTGATATCATCGACCCCAAGTCGAAGGAGGTCTACCGTGGATAACTGGTTGCAAAGATATATTGAGGCCTCGTTCGGCGAGGTCTCCGAAAGTCTGACCCTTGAGGACACATGGCATATTACCGTGTACGGTGTGGTTGCGTTCGACGACCTCGTGTCGTTGAACGAGGAGTGCGAATCTCGTGGGTATAATGTGACGTACATCGCCGCCATCGAAGTCGGCTGTTTGTGCATCACAATCATAAGGAGATGTTATGAGCAGTGTTGATATCGACTGGTTGCCCTGCGCCAAGCTTGGCATGGACTTTCAGAACGTGACAGTCAAGGCGACTGTTCATGGTGGTTCGTGGCATCCGCAGGATGCGGGTGTGGCTGACGGCAGATGGTGTGAAGACGTGGAGGTCGTCAACATCGACGACCTGTGGGCGGAGTTCGTTGACTACTGCGCCTCGGAGGAACCCGAGTCCGTCAACACGGCGGACGGGTATGTGTGGTGGGACGGCGAGCAAATGACCAAGCGTGGGTTTCATAATGTGCTGTCTCAGGCGGCGGAAGATTGGATCAACAAGGAGTTTGCATAATGGCGTACACTGTGAAGAACTTCAAGAGTAAGAAGGCTATTCGTGAGGCCATCGCCTCGGGTGAGAAGGTCGAGGTGTTCCAACCAAACGGCGACCTGTTCGGTGTCAAGTTGCCTACCAACGGGGAGATCGCCCTAGAAGGACCGCACTACCCCGAGCCTCATCGGTGGTACGGTACAGGTAAACTGGTGAACGGTGTGTTGGTTTCAATCAAGTGACACGCTTGACAGTGCCGTGCGTGTGGAATACCATGTGCGGTGCTTTGGCCGTACACACTAGGGTGTGCCTAGGGTGTACGCCTACTAGGAGTATGTGGATATGACGTATCGAGAACTGGCTGAGAAGTTGTACAACTTGTTTCACTCTGTTCGCAAGGTCGATGACTGTATGTTGGTGTACAACCCGTGGCAGGACACTCAGGTGCTGTATCTGGGCAACGAGTGCGACGAGCGCACGTTGACGTACCCCAAGAACTGGCTGTCGTTCGACAACCCCAATCCCGTGTCCCGCCTGATGGTCGAGGCGTGGGTCAATGAGATCGACATCGAGATCAACAAGACGGTGTTCGCTATCCGTGTGTACGGCAAGCAAGCGTTCTGCCTGAGAACCAACTAAGGAGACATTATGAAACGTTTCTTTGTGTACTACCTTGCGATTCTCTGTTATGGTGAGCCTCAGGCCCAGGCCCAACCAAGTCAGCAGTTGCTCGATGCCATCAAGCAGGTCGAGTCCGGCGGGGACTGCGATGCCATCGGTGACGGCGGCAAGGCCATCGGGCCTTATCAGATCCACCGAAGTTACTGGTCCGATGCGTGCGCTTATGATCCCACGTTGGCCAGCCGTCCGTACTATGCCTGCTTCGAGGAAGCTTATGCCCGTAGGGTTGTGGTGGCATACCTGACAAGGTACGGCAAGGGCAAGAATGCCGAGCAACTTGCTCGGATTCACAACGGTGGTCCGTCCGGCCATCGCAAGGCGGCAACCAAGTCTTACTGGAACAAGATCGAAGATGCAATGGAGAACAAGCGATGAGTTATGACAACAGCATCTATGACGGCGTTGAGTTTGTAGCGCATGACTTGGAAACCATGCGTAAGCAGTACGAACGGCTTCGCTATGAGACTGCGATTCTTCGCGCTGAGGTGAAGGCTTGGCGGGAACAACAGGCCGTGTTTCAAAACACATTCCCCGGACAACCTGAAAGATATGCGGCGGTGTTGAAAGTAAACGAAATGAGAAAAGCCACCGACTCGGCAAATGCTTTGGAGAAGCAATGAAATATGGACACGATTGTGGTGGAGAACAAGCGATGAGCATCACCAGTGGAGACAGACCGTGACCAACACCAAAACAGTTGAGATTCCCACCACCGATAACGAACGACTGCAACTCGTGTTGAGTGTGTGGAACGAGTTGATGGCGAACGAAACGATTTACGACGGAACCATCATCGACATGATGGACACTCTTGTGATGCGAACCGAGGACGCAATGGAGAACAAGCGATGAGCGAAACCACTTACGATTTCAACGACGGCAACGGTCTGGTCCCGGCGCATCAACACCCCAACGGCGGCGGTTGGGTTGCTGACACTGCGACTGTTGCGGATACGGCATATGTCGGACGCACTGCGCGGGTCTACGACAATGCGCATGTCTACGGCAATGCGATGATCGTCGGCAATGCGCATGTCTGCGGCAATGCGCATGTCTGCGGCAATGCGGTGGTCGGCGGCAAAGCATGGATCTACGGCAATACGCGGGTCTACGGCGAAGCACGGGTCTACGACAATGAGCAGGTCTATGGCGATGAACCACAAACGCCGAGCGACCCTTCCCAAAAAGAACGGATTGCCGAACTTGAAGAGGCCATTCGTGTGTTGGCTGATACTGTAGTTGTGTTCTGGACTTCAGCGGACTTTGTTCGCCATAGCGACAGTCTCACCCATGCACGCAAGAATCCGATTGTTTGTCGAGCGATTGACGAGGCGAGATGAACAGCAGTCATCATCTGTTTCCTCTGCTTCCGTGAAGCACAGTAGAGGTTTCGTACCATGACTACGCTTGACAATCGCTAAGATGTTCGTAGCATGTGTGAACTTTGTGACTGATTCTAAACACTACTAGGAGTAAGAATGTCAGAGTATCAGATTCCGCAGACAGACAACGGCAAGTTGTGGTACTTACTTGATATGTGGGACAAGGCGATGGACGATCCGTTTATGAATGACGGGCAGTTCATCGACGAGATGGACGGACTGTTGCATCAGATCCGCACGGCGTTGAATAACGAGGCCAAGGATATGTTGAATAAGGAGACCAAGTGATGGACGCACAGACTTTAGTTAGTCAGTTGTACAATCGTTGGATGTTGTTGATTACTGATAACAGTCTCTCACACGAGGAGGTTCTCAAGCAGTACGATGATTTCATGGATGCAATGTATCACACTACGCAGTGGCGTAAGTGTGGTATGTGTGAACGACCGTACCCGGTCAAGGAGAATGTATGATTCGCAAGTCAGGTAAGAAGTATAAGGTGATGTCTCATTCAGGCCGCACCCTTGGGACACACACGACCCGCAAGGCGGCACTGAAACAACTCGGTGCTGTCGAAGCAAGCAAGGCACGCAAGAAGAAAGGCAAGAAATGAAAGACAACGACATCAAGGATGTGATGTTGACAGAGTTCGCCAAGAAGATGATCGAGTTGACTATGGAGAATGTGGATCTGGAAGACAAGATCAAGGACATCCGGTCTCAGTTGATCAAAGCAGAGACAGATGTTCAGTATTGGCGTGAGGCGTATTATGATATTCGCAATCTTATCATGCGTAATGGAGAAGAAGAATAATGGCAAAGAAGAAACGCAAGCGTGGACCCAACCTCAGTGTCGGTCGTGGTGAGAAGTTACCCGTGAAACAGGGAGCAGGGCTGACGGCCAAGGGCCGGGCCAAGTACAACCGTGCCACAGGTAGCAACCTGCAAGCACCGACCAAGGACAAGAACAACCCGAGGCACAAGTCATTCTGTGCGAGGTCTCGGTCGTGGAAGGGCGAGCGTGGCAAGGCCGCTAGAAAGCGATGGGGGTGCTGAATGAAACCGAAGTATTACCTTGTGTTCAGTGACGCTAGGAAGACCAGGGCTTGGGGTGTCCTGGCCGTAAAACATCTCAACCGTGGAGAACTCCACGAGTACCGCATCAACCCCAACGTGTCCGAGTGGTCGATGGAGTACGGCAGGGTAATCTCCGTGAAGTGCAGTGTGGACGTGGCCGTGCAAGACCCACGAGGTCTGAGATACACGGCTGTGGATATCGCTGTGCCTGAGAACTGCATAACTTCGCACTTCCTACACCGTAGATGTAAACCCATTGGTGGCCAAGAGTTAGGTGCGATGTTGATTGTCAGCGGATGTGCAAAACTTGTGGAATGGTTACAGCCTACGGTGTATACGGAGTGTCCCATCGGCAACATTTACCACCCGGATTGGCCTGCGAGTTGAAAAAGTGAGTGCGCTTTCGACCCACTAAGTATATCTTATAGTGTATACATTGTAGTATACACACTGATATACACTAATAACTATATACCAATACCTTGTATACACTAAAGAGGTCTGTATGTAGCACATATATCGGAGTGGTTATGTTGGACGATTCATTGGAGAAGTTGATTCACTCGCCTGAATACTGGGAGTACATTCTAATGACCCTGAAGGAAGACTCAGTATCGGTTGAGGCACACAACTTCACTGATGTGAATGTAAAGTCTGAAGAACTTATTGATCCAAAAAGTATTTGAGTGTTAGAAAGGATTTAGATTATGTCTAGTCAAACTGGTTATAATGTAGCCCACAGTATCCCAGATCAAGTTGGTCTCCAGGCTGGGGTTGTTATCTTTGATTCAGAGGCAGATGGATACCCTCCTGCTCCTGCAATGCGCTTTCAAGTTGTACCTGGAGTTACTGAGAGTTGTTATATTCACATTGACGGATTTCATAAGAAGACTAATCCGCTTGATCCTGCTACCTGGGACAAGACCATTGTTCGATGGGATGTACCTGTTGACATTGTGTTTCGTAATCCGACGAACCCTTCCATGGGATACATCACTAAGGTCACTGCGTGGTCGGGTGACGGCAGTGCCGGACTGAACTGGACTCCTCTCGTTCGTTATTGATCGGAGGTAACAATGCCTAAAGTTTACAACAGAACTGTTCTGAAGAACATCGTTGAAAAAGCCGCAACTCAACGTGTTGATATTGTTGGCATCTACAACTCCGAAGGTCTTCAAGGAGGCAACGGATGGGACACCGCTGTCCAAGAAAGCCTGAACACCACCTACGGTGTGTACGCTACAGCCGCTTATTCGTTCCTTGAGAACAAGGCACTAGGCGCAGGTGTCGGTTACTGGGATTCCAGTACATCCAACAAGGTTGTACAGTACATCGCCAACTCCGGACTTGGAACTGCTACTGGCAGTCAAGTCACTACGGCTGCGGCTCACTTGCTACAGCACATGAACTGGTCTTCAGCACCCACCGCTGATGTTGGCCCCGTGTGGCCTTTGCATGTGACCTCTAGCCAGAGCCTGACCACTCCGACTGGTCTGCAGATCAACGAGTCATCTGTCATTCCTGTGAACGATGCGCTTACCTTCAACTTCTGGGGTGTCAACAACGACCCAGAATCTGGCGGCTCTATCAAGCCAATCTTGCGAAGGGCCAACGCGCCCTTCACATCGCTGTACAACTTTCCGACTATCGGCTACCTGGGAACGGCTGGCTCGATCAGGAAGACGACTTACAACCTAGCGGCTGCAACTCGAAACTATCCCATCGAGTTTCGTACTCACGAAGGATGGAATCCTGCGACGATGAGTGGTCCGCTGTTCTTGACCTACATGCGTGCCGCTCGTACCAACAAGACAAACGGCATTGCCATGTCTCCGTTCTACTCGATGGGCGGACGATCAGCGTACGATATGTACATGTGTCTCAATGCGTTTCCACAAACATCGTGGGATCATTACTTCGATGTGCTGACTGAGTATCAAGGCGCAACCAAAGCGAATCATTGTGCTGTGTTTGACATCTACGAAGGTTCTAATCAAACCTCAGAAACAAACGTTGCGGCAGGCGCACCCGTCCAAGGTACTCCGGCCCACGTCAACAACTATGTCTGGTACATGCAACAACTCGTTGCGATTATCGAGGCGAAGTGGACAGCATCAGGACGAGATGTCAGCAACATTGCGTTCCGAATGACATGCTCACACCCCGTCAACGCACCCGCCACCGAGTCCCCGCTGATCACATATCGTTCGGCGTTGAAGAGTCAACTTCGATTCAACGCACAAGAGCAACGTGTGTGCTTAGTTGACTACTCAGAAATCACTACACTTGGTGACATGGTTACGGCAGGCTACTTCAGCGACACCATTCACCTGACACGAGCGGGATACCTTGCGCTCGATACACTGTCGTGGTCCGAGATCCTTGCCGCATCATCCAACACGTTGTTTCGTCCTGGTATTTCTTCACCCGTAAGTGTGTTCAACATCGACGACTTTTTATAACTAAATACCCCGGATCTAACGTCCGGGGTTTATTTCACAGGAGTGATCAATGACGAAGAAGCAATCGAAGATGAACACGCCTCTTGAGTGGGCTACCTTTGACGAGTTGTGTGAGGAGATCCAACGCCGCTCTCGTGAGTTTGCGTTGGTCGCACTTGTTCCTGATGGCAAAGAAGGAGGAGTCGAAACCAAACTGAGGTTCGGAGGATCGGAAGGCAACGCCATCCTGTTGTTGCAACATGCCGAAGCGTGTTGCATGGCGATGTACGAGATGAGGGTTTTTGGACAGCCAAGGATCAAAGATGACGACGAATAAAGATATCAAAGCAGCCAACGAGCGTTCACTGAAGTACATGGCAGAGACGTATGAACTTGTGAAAGATATCAAACGTAACGTCCCCGACTGGCGTTCACGTCTGTCACCGAACATGGTGAAGTTGATCAAATCAATCAAGGAGAGCAAGTGATATTCGATACTCACTCCAAGGAAACGAAGGACTGGTTGTTCGTCTCTCAGAAAGAATTGGAGATCGAGTCCATTGATCGCGGTGTTGCACGATACCGTGAGTTGGTGACACGCAAGAAGCAAGGCGAGAAGCCTGGTGATCTGAAACTGATGAGTCGATGGATGCCGTACTTGATCAAGGCCATCGAACTTGAACAACAGCAGATCGAAGATCGACTGCTGAGTGGACAGATCCGATCCAACGACAGTTACGAACTGATGATGCTGACGATGGACCCTGATAAACTTGCGTACATCACGCTGGTGTCACTGTTTCATGTGGCCCAGAAACCCAATGACTGTCCTGTACTGACGGCGGCACTGTATGTCGCATCTAACGTCAAGTTACAGAAGTACCTCGACACCATGCGTAAACAAGATCGTGACGTTCTCACGATGTTGATGTCCAAACGCAAGCGTATCGACAAGGCCAGTATCCAAATGTGTAAGCGCAAGATGGGCATCGCTAACATCGAGTGGCCCAAGCGCAGGCGCATCGAACTTGGATGTGCGCTGATCGGACTGGCTGTCGAGTGTACCGATCTATTCGACATCGTGTATGTCAAGTCCACCGAGCGTGGCAACGGTGGCCGGACCAGTGGGTTCGGCTACAAGACAACGAAGCACGTTATGCTGAAGCCCAAGACACGGCAGTTGATGGAGAAGCACCACTCGGACATGGAGATCATGAACCCGTACGGTCTTCCCATGGTCGTGCCACCGACACCATGGACCAAGGACTTCGGCACTGGCGGATACCTGTGCCTGAAGAACACCGTGGTCAAGGGTACGTTCGAGCAGATGGTGACGCATCCCTCGCAAGAGATGATGGCGGCACTGAATGTCTGCCAACGTACCGAGTGGCGCATCAACAAGCGTGTCGCTGATGTGATGCAGGCCGTGTGGGAATCAGGCGGCGACAAGGCCGGAATCCCTGGCCGTGAACTGAAGAAGATCCCGCCCAAGCCCAAGGGATTCAACCCCAAGGCCAAGCGCAAGAAGCGGTGGGAAGGCGTGGCCAAGGAAGACAAGGACCGATGGCTTGCTGACGCTGAGTCGATCCACGATTGGAACAACAAGACAATCGGACTTCGATATCAGATGCTGTTCAAGTTAGACATCGCCCGTCGATTCTCCAAGTACCCCGCAATCTACTTCCCCTACCAGGTCGATTGGCGTGGCCGTGCGTATCCGATCCCTGCGTTCGTCCACCCACAAGCGGACGACTCAGGCCGTGCGCTTCTAGAGTTCGCCAAGCCCGAGCCGCTTGGCCATTGGGGATTCTACTGGTTGGCTGTGCATGTGGCTAACCTGTTGGGAGCCGACAAGGACAGCCTCGAAGGTCGCCTGCGAGTTGTCAAAGACCTGTGCGCTTGTGACCAACTACAACGGTGGGCAAGAGACCCACTGACCCACAAGGAGTGGATGGACTATGAAGATCCTTTCAAGTTACTTGCCGCAGTGTTGGAGTTCGTGGACTGTCTCACCGTCCACGGTGTCCCTGGTGATTGGTCTAAGTCTGGGCTTGAGTCTTACGCCAAGGATTTCCAGTCAAGAACTCCGGTCGCTATGGACGGAAGTTGTAATGGCCTACAACACTACTCGGCAATTGGTCTTGATCCTGTGGGTGGTCGGGCTACCAATCTTGTGCATGGCACTAAGCCACAAGACATCTATTCGATGGTGGCTGATGTCGTCAATGTACGGATCGAACAAGACTGCAAGATGACCGAGGACCAGACCCTTCCCTGTTGGGCGTGGAGGGGCCATGTGTCACGCAAGACCGTCAAGAGGGCTGTGATGACCACCCCGTACGGCGTGACCAAGCAGGGCATCCTGAGGCAGTTTATCCAAGACCGTCACACGGACGGCTTGCAGGGCATGGCGTACAAGAACGCCAACTACCTCAAGCAAGTCGTGTACGATGCGGTGTCCCAGGTTGTCGTGGCCGCACGGCAGTACATGGACTGGTTGCAGAATGTTGCCAAGATTCTTGGTGAACACGGCCTGCCTGTCGAGTGGCAAACACCTGCAGGCTTCATCGTGTCACAAGCCTATACATCCAAGAATCGCCGACAGGTGTACACCGCTGTCGGCAACATCGACTACAAAGCGACAGACGACGATCCCGAGATTGTCGTGACCAAGCAGGTGCGAGGAGTCGCACCCAACGTGGTACACTCGCTCGATGCAAGTCATTTGTTTCTTACGATCTTGGCACTGAACGCCAAGGGTATTAGTAACTTCGGGCCTGTACATGACTCGTACGCCGTTCACGCTGGCTTTGTGGCCACGATGAACTACGAGATCCGTCACCAGTTCGTGGAGATGCACAAGCACTCCGTGTTGGAAACGATGAAGACGTATCTCGAAAACAAGTACGGCATTGCACTGCCCTCTTTGCCACCTCGTGGCAGTTTGGATTTGTATGAAGTCTACCGCTCCGACTATTTCTTCCATTGATCGTCGTCTTGCTGACAAGGCCGTGTTCCTGTCGAGAACGATCTTGGACATCATGGAACAGTACGACATCTCGAACGATACCGCACTGAAGCACTTGAAGATCGAGTGCGAAGAGATTCAGATGTTGTTTGCCGAGCGTTGTCTTCGACTTGTTCGCAAGTCAGAGAACTACCAGGCCGGAACATTTATGAAAGGATAACATGATCAAGGTACTTGACCATGGGTTTGTGGAACTGGTTGATCAGATGGGAAACGACGATACCGTTGTCGATGCGGCACGAGTGTCGTACGGCAAGGGAACGAAGTCCGTGTCTGACAACCGAACATTGCTCAGGTATCTCATGCGGCATGGTCACACATCGCCGTTTGAAATGGTGGAGTTTGTGTTTCATGTGAAGTTGCCGTTGTTCATCGCTCGTCAATGGGTGAGACACCGAACAGCGTCACTGAATGAAGTCTCTGCAAGGTACTCGGACATGGGAGATGTCGAGTTCTATCAGCCGGACTTCCGTCTACAATCGAAGACGAACAAGCAATGCTCGACGGACGAACGTGTATCAGAAGAAACAATGGACCATCTGACACACATGTACGCCGAGGTAACAGAAGCATCGGTTCATGCGTACCGTGATGCGTTGAATGCAGGAGTAGCCCGAGAAGTCGCACGAACAATCCTGCCCGTGTCGATGTACACGGAATGGATTTGGAAGTGCGATCTTCATAACCTGCTCAACTTCATTGAGAAGCGTTCACACCCGAACGCTCAGTACGAGATCATTCAGTATGCCAACGCAATCTACGACATCATCAAACCGATTGTGCCGTACACGATTGAGGCATACGAAGACTATCGGAAGAACTCCATCAGACTGACAGCGTTGGAATGCGATGTCCTGAAGGAGTCTGTTGTTGGTACTGTAACACTCATAGATACTAACAACAAGAGAGAGCAAGATGAGTGGATCTCAAAGAGAAAGGCTTTGTTTGTACGGGCCTAAAAATCAAGCGTGTTTGGAAATCGGCGGTGCAAAGCATCGTCTTCCCGGTGAATCATTCGTCGAAGCAAAGCAGCGTGAAGCACGTTGGCTTGCGGATGACGAGAAGCACTACGAAGCATATCTCGACATCCTGTTGAACCAACGCTTTCTAGCGGCTGGTCGTATCCAATCAGGAGCAGGACGACCCGAGGTGACTGCGTTCAACTGCTATGTCTCAGGCACTATTGCTGACTCGTTCGTTGAGGACGAGAACAATATCATGGACATGGCCAAGCAAGCCGCCACAACGATGCGCCTTGGCGGTGGTATCGGGTACGACTTTGGTACTCTGAGACCCAAGGGCGCACAAATCAAGAAGATCAAGTCACAAGCGGGAGGACCAGTGTCCTTCATGCCGATCTTCGCAGGAGTCTGCAGTGCAACATCGTCGTACGGCAATCGCCGTGGCGCACAGATGGGTGTGCTTCCTGTGTGGCATCCCGACATCTTCGACTTTGTTCATGCTAAGTGTCCGCCCAATACGGCCAAGCCGATCATGGACGAGATGAAGAAGATCAAGGAATCCAAGGAGCCAGACGAGGGTCGGTTCTGGCAGTTGTACTCTGCTCTTCAAAGCACCCTCAAGTTGACCGAGTTCAACATCTCGGTCGGATGTACTGACAAGTTTATGGATGCCGTCACCAACGGCTGGACACGGTTCGAGACCGAGTTCCCCAAGGGTACACCGTACGGTGAGATTGATCCGCAGATTCTGTGGGACATGATCATGCGTAACACCTGGGACTGGGCCGAGCCTGGTGTGTTGTTCTTGGACACGATCAACAACAACAACAACCTGTGGTACTGCGAGAAGATCGCCGCCACGAATCCGTGCGGAGAGCAACCCCTGCCTCCGTATGGTGCGTGTCTGTTGGGTTCATTCAACCTGACAGCCTACGTCACGATGGATCGCTGTAGCAACTATCAGTTTGACTACGAGCAGTTCATCTTGGACATTCCCGTTGTCGTCCGTGCGATGGACAACGTGATTGATCGAACGACCTATCCTTTGCCCGAGCAAGAAGCGGAGGCCAAGGCCAAGCGTCGAATGGGTCTTGGAGTTACGGGAGTTGCCAACGCGCTTGAGGCGATGGGTCATGCGTACGGCTCAGAAAGTTTCTGCAAGCAACTCGGCAACATCCTACAATTCCTTACGAACCATGCCTACGAAGCAAGCATCAGTCTCGCCGTCGAGAAGGGAGCGTTCCCTGCGCTCGACCGAGATCTGTATGTGCAGTCCGGATTCTGCAAGCGTGCGCTTCCCGAGAGAACCAGAAATGCCATCAAGAAGTACGGCATTAGAAACTCTCACCTTACATCAATCGCTCCGACTGGTACGATCTCGTTTGCGGCTGACAACATCAGTTCGTCAATCGAGCCTGTGTATTCGTACACTCAACAGCGGTTGGTCAACACACCCAACGGACAGATCGAAGTCAAGATCCTTGATTACGGTTATGCACAGTTCGGTGTCAAGGGCAAGCGCAGCAAAGATGTTACTGTCGATGAACACCTCAACGTGTTGATCGTCGCTAGTCACTGGGTTGACTCAGCGGTCAGTAAGACTTGTAATGTCCCGTCCACAACCAAGTGGGAAGACTTCAAGAACATCTATATCCGAGCATGGAAAAATGGTTGTCGTGGTTGCACCACGTTCAACTCAGGTGGCATGAGAGCAGGCATCCTGAAGGATGTCGATGATACGCTACTCGGCAGTGATGCCTCCTGTACCTTTGATCCCGTGACGGGAAGGAGAAGTTGTGAATGAAGTACACCTTGTTATCAGTGATTGTCATGTGACTGCAGATCAGAATCTAGACAGGTTTGATTGGTTGGCCGAGTTGATCAACGACATCGAGCCGACCAAGATTATCTGCATAGGTGACTTTGCATCACTTGATTCATTGTCAACACATCACAACCCCGGCTCTAAGACGGACCACGAACTTCCGTCTTTCAGAGCAGAGCAGTCCGCAGTGGAGACTGCTTTACAGAAAATGTTCAAGTATGATCCTGTGTGTGGTGACCGCATCATGTTGATGGGCAACCACGAACAACGATGGGACAGATTCAAGGAGCGATTCCCGAAAGTCTTGGACCACGTTGACATTGAGGAATGGCTCGGGTACAATAAGCACTGGGATTTCATCCACCCGTACAAGGCGTGGGCAGAGATCGACGGACTTATGTATACACACGTTCCTCACACGATCATGGGCAAGCCTGTAGGCGGCGCAAACGCCTGTAGAACGGTGGCGATGCAGTCCACCAAGTCCGTGATCTTCGGACACACGCACACGTTGAACGTGGCAACCATCCCGTTTATCAACGGAGTTGGTCAACGTATGGCGATGTCTGTTCCCGCCTTTATGAATGACGGGAATGTAGAACCCTATGCTGCAGGATTACCTACTGGGTGGGCGTACGGCATCACGCTGATTCGCCCACAAGGACCGGAGCGTCTCCCGTCCTATGAATATGTTTCGATGGAAGATCTTAGGAGTGAATACGAAGTATGAAGACTGTAAACAAGAACAACACCAAGCCCGCCTCCAAGCCCGTGAACAACCCCAAGTCGTCGGCCTATCCGATTCCGTCTTACGACGAGATCGAGGTTGCCGAGAAGGGCAAGCCTACGTTCGATCCCGCAGGATCTGTCGCAACACCTATGGGTGTGGCACTGTGGGCGTGGGTCGGCACAAAGGCTGACACTGCATTCCAAAAGGAACCGCAGCAGAAGATCACGATTGTGTTCGATGCAAACGAACCTGACATGGAATCCTTTACTGCTCGATTGCTTGCGTTCGAGAATGCGTATCGCAACGCCATCGGCAAGGAAGAGTCTTCCGAGGTTCGCATCATCAAGGAACCCAACGAGAAGATCGCAGCCGAATACAACAAGATCACTGGAGGAACCGCAGGTTCTTACATGCTGATCACACGCAAGGCACGAGTCGATGACGAGGGTAACGCCAGCCCTGTCCCGCTGTTCGATGCCAACGCTGACTCGATGGAAGGATCTATCTGGTCGGGCGACAAGGTTGTTGTTGAGTTCTCTCTCGGTGCGTACACCTCGCCCAACAAGGCCATCGGTACTGGCATCAAGCCATATCTCCGAGCCGTGCAGTTGATCGAGGAAGGACCGAACCGAGACGGAGGCAACGGTGGTGGTGCAGGCAAGGCTTTCAAGAGTCGAGGCACACCCAAGCCTTCCGTCAAGGAAGAGGATAGCGTCGAGGAATCCTCAGATGAAATCCCCTTCTAATATTTGGATTGATTGGTATCCGAACGAGATGTTTACCCTGTGGATTCCCCGTTCTCCCGTACCCGCCTCACGGCCTAGGGTCGGGAGATGGGGAGCCTACTATACAGGGTCATACGAAAAGTATCGTAAGGAGATGCCGGACTTCATCGAGGATCTTCTCGTTGACGAAGGCATCCACAAACCGTTGTTCGTGAATCAGCCGATTGTTATTCGCATGGCTTTCATTCTTGACAAGCCGAGAACAACCACGTTGTCGTATCCTGATTGTGATATCGACAACCTGGAGAAAGCGATCTACGATCAGTTGACAAGTCTGTTGTGGGACGATGATTCACGAATTGTCAAGCACGAAGTACACAAGCGGTGGTCCAGTGAAGACTGTCCACCGGGTGTGTTCATGCAAGTAGGAACCAATGGCGAAGCCTTCAAGAAAGAGACCAAACGGCAAGCAAGTCGGAAGAGAACCGTGTCCGCAGTGTCGTCAAAACGGACGAGACGAAAAGGGTAACAACCTTGTTCTCTTTGATAACGACAGTACATATTGCTTTGCCTGTGGGTACACTGAATACAAACGAGGAGAAGCGGTGGTACGAGAAGAACAAATTGAACAAGAGCCTGAAGTAAAGCAATCCAAGTTGGTGACACCTGAACTGAAAGCAATACCCACACGCAATCTGCGTGAGACCACATGCACCAAGTTCGGATACGGTGTCGTCAAGAAGAACGGTGCGCTGTATCATGTCGCTCCATACACGCTCAAAGGCGAGGTGGTTGCTCAGAAGATACGCTCACCCGACAAGAAGTTCCGTTGGATCGGCGCACCCAAGGGTGTCGAACTGTTTGGTCAGCATCTGTGGAAGGCAGGCGGTAAACGTCTGATCATCACCGAAGGTGAGATCGACGCAATGTCCGTCTCTCAGGTGCAAGACAACAAGTGGCCTGTCGTGTCCGTACCAAACGGTGCGGCAGGTGCTGAAGAGTCTATCCGCCAACAGTTGGAATACGTCAGTTCCTTTGAGCGTGTTGATATCTGCTTTGATTCGGATGACGCAGGACGCAAGGCCGCTATTGCTGTGGCCCTGTTGTTGCCTCCTGGCAAAGCACACATCACACACCTGTCAAAGAAAGATCCCAACGAGTACCTCAAAGAAGGTCTCGATCAGGATCTGCGTACGGCACTGTGGAACTCACAGCCGTATCGACCTGACGGCATCATCAGCGTGACCGATGTCAAGGCTGATGACTCTGTGGTTGCTGACATCATGGACTACCCGTGGGCCTGTCACACGACAGCCCTATTTGGTAGACGCTTTGGTGAGTTGTGTATTCACACCAGCGGATCAGGCATGGGTAAGTCTACCGTCATGCGTGAGATGGTCCACTATGACATCTACGCAGGTAACAGACCAGGCCTGATGTTCTTGGAAGAGAACGCTACTCAGACTGTGCAGTCACTAATTTCTCTCGAACTGAACAAGCCCGTAAGAAAGATTCTTGCGGCACGAGCAGTCAACGCCTCTCGCCTCAAGTCAGGCAAGAAGGCGATACCGTTCGATGTCAAGGACGATCTTACGGACAAGCAGTACCAAGACGCGCTTCAGAAACTGAGAGACACGGGCCTTGCCTTGTACGATCACTTCGGATCTGTCGATTCAACGGCACTGATTCAGAAGATGGAGTACATGGTCAAGGCACTGGGATGCAAGGTGATCTACCTTGACCACCTCAGTATTGTGATCTCTGGTCTTGAATCAGGTAACGAACGTAAGGACATCGACGTTCTTATGACGAACCTGAGATCGTTTGTTGAACGTACCCAGTGCCGTGTCGAGGCTGTGTGTCACCTGACCAAGCCTGACGGCACGCCCTACGAGGAAGGCGGACAGATCTCTCTCAAAGATCTGCGTGGATCAGGATCTCTGTACCATCTTGCCGATGGTGTTCTTGGTTACGAACGTGACCAACAGAATCCCGATCTCAACATTGCCAACACAATTGCCGTACGATCCCTCAAGGATCGCTTCAGCGGTGTCACAGGAATCATCAACGCCCTTCGGTTCTCGAAAGAGACAGGCCGACTGGCTGAGATTCCTTGGGACCGTGACGAGGACGGTAAGTTGTGCTTCGAGGGCGCACCCTCTGTCGGTAAGACTTTTAAGAATGCTTTGCCCGAAGATGATGTCGAGACCGATGACGACATCCTTGGAGATTGATTATGTCTGATATTGAAAACGATGAATTGATTCCGTCTGCTTCTCCGATCTCTGCCATGCAGGTCCACATCCCACGTCTCGCCAAGGAACATCACGAGACCCGGGAATATCTTCGACAGGTGCAGAAGCAACTGTTGAAGTTGACCGAAGTGGTTGATGAGTTGGTGCAGTCTATCTCAGACGAGCAGATTCAGGAACTTGAAAAGGTTCCACCTAAGAAGACCAAATAAGATTACTGCCACCGTCACCCCGGGGGCGGTGGTGGTTTACAGGAGTCAACATGGTGTTCTTTGACATTGAGACGGATGGCCTTGGTGTTGATGCCAACAACGTGTGGTGTGTTGGCGTGTCTGATCTTGAACAAGAAGGAGTGGATGTCTATGGACCTGACGAAATTGAGCAAGCGGTTGAGCGGTTATCGAAATCCGATTACGTTGTTGGCCACAATATCATTATGTTTGACTGCCCTTGTTTGGAGCGTCTTTACCGCGCTAGTTTCAACAAGCGGTTGGATACTCTGGTTATCGCTCGGCTTATGTATCCTGATCGCCATACAAGTCCTGTTGGCGGTAACAGTCTTGGTGAATGGGGTAAGTTCCTGAAGTTCCCCAAGGGCGACCACAAGGATTGGTCCAAGTATTCAGAAGAGATGTCACAGTATTGTGGCAACGATGTGCTGCTGACCAAACATATCTACAAGTATCTGTCCAAGCGATGGAACGGATGGAAGCAAGCAATCAAACTTGAACACCAAGTTGCCGAGATTATCTCCAAGCAACACTGGAACGGCGTGTCAATCAACACGAATGCCGCTACACATCTGTACACCTTGGCAAACAACGAGCGTGTGCAGTTGCTACAGAAACTGCAGGAGTCTTTCCCGCCTGCCATCGAGTACATGAAGACACCGCAGTATTACTTTATCGAAGGTGTGTCTGAACAATTCGACCGCAAGTCCGATGCAAAGGACTGGGCCAGGAAGAACGGTATCAAGGCTCCGATCATCGGCGATGGTCCGATGAAATTCAAGGAGATTCCGTTCAACCCAGCATCGGGAGATCAGATTGCCGAACGCCTGATCGCCAAGTACAACTGGAAGCCCAAGGTTGTTACCGACTCAGGCAAGCCATGCACAGACGGCGATGTGCTTGAGAAACTTGCCGACAAGTATCCCGAGGCACAGATGATCGTGGACTGGCGCATGTGTCAGAACCGTGCAAACATTGCAGAGACGTGGATGACAGGTATCTCACCCAACACAAACAGACTGCATCACTCTGTCAATACCAATGGCGCAGTCACAGGACGCATGACACACAGCGATCCCAACGTCAACTGTCCAAAGATACGCAAGGGTAAGAACAAGGAGATCCTGTATGGATTTGCTGGCGAGTATGGGTATGAGTGTAGGGCTTGCTTCACTCCGAGGAAGACGTGGCTACAAGTTGGTGCTGATGCTAGTGGTCTTGAGTTGCGTATGTTGGCTCACTATATGGCTCAGTACGACAACGGCGAGTACGTCAAGCAAGTCACAGAAGGTGACGTACACACCTATAACCAGAAAGCGGCAGGTCTCGACAATCGAGATCAAGCCAAGACCTTTATCTACGCCTTCCTGTACGGAGCAGGAGACGAGAAGATCGGCAAGATCGTGAAGGGTACAGCCAAGGACGGCAAGCGTCTCAAAGAAAAGTTCCTTGAGGGACTGCCTGCCTTGGCTGAGTTGAAAGAGTTCTGTTCCGATTGTGTGGTCAAGGGCTTTGTTGTCGGACTCGATGGTCGTAAGATTCCTATCAGGTCACAACATGCCGCACTGAATACGCTACTTCAATCAGGCGGTGCGCTTGTGATGAAGCAAGCCTTGACATTCAGATTCACAACAATCAACGAATCGTATGTCTATGGCCAAGACTGGGCAGACATGCTGAACGTGCATGACGAGTACCAGTCCGAAGCAAGAACACAAGACATTGCAAAGTTCATTGGCACAACAAGTGTCGAGTCAATCAAGTCAGCCGGATCTTACTTCTCCTTGGCATGTCCGCTAGACGGAGAGTACAAGATCGGCAAATCATGGGCGGAGTGTCACTAAATGTTGAATGAGAATGTTCCGAATCAGTCTTTCGAGTCAGGTGCTGTTCGTGGTACACAGACAGGCAAGGGTCGATACGACCTGATCTCTACGTTTGCCACACGTCGATTGGCTCTTGTCCTTGAGCGCGGAGCCGCTCGATACGGCGACCGTAACTGGGAGAAGGGTATTCCCCTGATGCGTCACATCGACTCTCTCAAGCGTCACCTCGATCAGTTCATCGAAGGTCACACTGATGAAGATCACTTGGCGCATATGTTGGCTAATGCAATGATGTTGGTTCACACCGAGGAGATGGTCCGACAAGGTGTGTTGCCGTGTCAACTTGATGACCGTCCGAAGTACCATCGAGAACCGAACCTGTGGGAGTGTACAGATTGTGATTGATCACATACTTATTGACGGAGATTACCTCGCCTACCGATGCGCGTTCCTTAATATCGGTGACCGTGTTGATCTACTGAACATGCTGCAGGGTACGATCCACCAATGGCAAACAGAGATCGTGTCGTCCTTTGATCTTGAGAACCCACAAGTCACCTTGTGTCTGTCCAAGTTCAAGCAACCTAACTTCAGACACGAACTGTACCCGCAGTACAAGCACATCCGCAAAGGTCGATCACTGCCTGACGATCTTTCTCCTTCGTATCAGATCTTGGAAGATCCCGATACCATCGGGCATCCCAACAGATCTCAAGTTGGTCTTGAGGCTGACGATATCATGGGCATCCTAGGTACAGCCTACGATTCGACCGTGATCGTTACCGTGGACAAAGATCTACAGTCCATCCCTGGCAAACACTACAACCCTGTGAAGAAGATTGCCAAGACCGTATCGCCTGAACGGGCGTACGACAACTTCCTGACACAGTGGCTGACCGGCGATGCCACCGACTGTGTGCCTGGTATGTACCGTGTCGGTCCTGCCAAGGCCGCCAAGATCCTTGACCAAGACGGAGACAAGGAAGAACTTGTTCTCAAAGCCTACCAGAAGGCAGGGTATTCGTACGAATACTGCGTGCAACAAGGACAGTTGGTCAAGATATTGGACAACCAACATATCATCGGCCCTGTAGACACGACCATCGAGTACCAATCGTGGCAACCCACAAGCGAATACAGGTGGTGAACAATGGCCTGCGACTTAAGAAACGACCTTGCGCTTTCGATCCCCCTCACAATTGTGCTTTACAAAGCCGATGATCTTCTGTTGATGAAGGACATCGGACTGTTTGCCAAGGTGTGGTGGTGGATTCGAGCAAGGCTTATTGAGGTACTTACTGGTTGGAAGTATTCTCATGTACAAGCGTTCTATTGCAATACAACACACTACACACCGTACCACGGTATGTCGTTTGCCGTGTATTCCAATAGTGATGACCGACCATGGAGTGTTCAGTATCTTCTGTATGACATCTGGTTTAAAGAGTTTCCTTATACACCTAAAGAGATTTCCTTTTGGAAGAATCTTAAATGGTGGTGGAACAACTACCGAGGACGGCGACCTACAAACTGTATCGCTGAGGTAGAGATGATCATGCGAATGATGCTGACGAAGGAAACAAATTATGTCTGTAAACTTCGGTGTAAGTTCAAATCAGTTGAACAAATTGAAGAGTCGATTCTTCGGGGCGAGTGGGGCAGATACGAAAAGCGATTGCCCAGTGACGTTGACCCCGGAATTCGTGCAGTGGCTGCAGAAGAAGGTTGACTCTCTTGAGTGGAACAGAGCAGACGGCAAGAACTCGGTGTCTCCCGAAGACATTGCGTTCATCACAGGACAACACAAGATTGTCCGTATCCTAGAGAACGAAGTGGAGAAGCAACATGGGCATGGGCGGTAAAGCACCAAAGCCTCCTCCTGTTCCTCCTCCTCCTAAGCGAGAGGAACTGGCTGCCGAGGACTATGCAAAGAAAGCAGCGGAACTCAGGTCACTGAGAGAATCCGCTGTCAGTAGAAACCAAATGTTGGCCGAGCGTGGCCGACAATCATTGACCAACCCCGGACTGGGGATTCCGGAGTAAGCAATGACAGAACAAACATTAGAACAACGGTTTGACAACCTCGAATCAGAACGACTTATTCTTCTTGATCGCAAGCGTGAGTGTGCTGAATACACATTCCCAATCATGCTGCCGCCTGAGAACTGGGACGAGCAAGACGAACTCGATACACCTTTGAACTCTGCTCCTGCTATCGGAGCCGCAGCCTTGGCCGCCAAGATTGCCAACGCTGTGTTGCCCACCAACGGGTCACCTATTGTGTCCCCGAATGTCATGGTCCCGATGGGAGTTCCTCCTGCGGCCTATGAGCAGGTGCAGAACACGATCTCGATGTACGATGCCGAGATTATGAATCGACTTCAGTCCAGTAACTTCCGACCCGAACTGCACAACGTATGTTTGGATCTGGTGATTATTGGAGACACATTGCTTGAGTTGTTGCCAAACGGTAACTTCAGGAAGCACCGACTCGATAACTATGTCGTTATCCGTAAGGAAGACGGCTCGATTTATGAGTTGGTTGTGCGTACTTGGGTAGACCCTGAGACTCTTCCTGATCGACTCAAGAACAGACCCGGCCCCTCGGGGTCATACAAGCAAGGCAACCGACTGCTCGAACCCAAGTACACACGATGCGTGTGGAACGAAGGCAAGAAGCGGTACGATGTGACGGACGAATTCCGTGGCGAGGCCATTAACAAGTCCTCGTCCTACACGGTGCTGCCATACTTCGCCCTGAAGTACGGTACGTCCGCTAGTAACAACTACGGCCTGAGCATCATTGAATCCCTTCTGGGTGACATTAGATCGCTTATGGCGCATTCCCTCGCCTTGCTACAGGGAAGTGCAGCCAACTCCGAGTTCCGCCTCTGCGTCAATCCTGCGGGAGTTACGGACCTAGGTAGAATGGCCAACTCAGCCAACGGAGATTGGGTGTCGGCACGTCGAGAAGACGTGTTCGTCATGCAACTCGGTAGCCCTGTGCAGGTACAGGTCACCATGGCTGCCGTAGACAAGTACGAATCAACGATCCTGAAGGCGTTGTTGTATAACTTGGCGTACACGGGACAGAACCGTGAACGTGTTACGGCTACAGAAATCAATGCGACCATCCAATCTATCGAGGGTGGTCTGTCAGGAATCCTGAGTGCCATCACCCAGGAGTTGCACGTTCCGTTGGTGAAACGATTGTCGTTTCTTATGGCCAACGACGAGAACGTAGACCAGAACGTAAGAGTTCTTTCTCAGGGCGTGGTCGATGATGTCGCCCCCTTGAAGTTGCGTTCAGGTATCGAAGCGTTGCACCGTGAAATTCAATCTATGCGTCTGATGCAGGGCGTTCAAATTATTGGAGCCTTGCCCCCGACTGCAGTCCAAGATATCAAATGGCGTAATATTGTGTTTGACTTGATGGCTGGTCTCGGATTCGTTGGAGATCGTTATCTCCTTACCGAAGAAGAGAAGATGCAAGCACAACAGCAGGCAATGCAAATGCGTGTTGCCGAACAGACTGCTACATCAGCAGGTGTCGCCGCTGGCGAACAGATGATGCAGCAGCCACCGCCGCCTGAAGGAGTTGCTTAATGTCAATCAGTGCAGAAGAACTTGAGAATTACTACAAGAACAATCCTGAAGCCATGGAACCTAAGTTCAATGGCGATGCAAAGAAAGCGGCTGAAGCCTACAAGAATCTTGAATCGACTCTGACCAAGACGAAACAAGAGTTGGCTCAGTTAAAGAATTCGACCGAAGCACGTCAGGGTACGGAGAACAAGGTAGCGGAAACGGGCTTCTCAAGGAACGAGCCTGTGTCTACCAGTATCCCGCCCATGGACGGTCTGAAGATCCCAGACCCTCCCAAGACAAACGTGTGGGACAAGGTTGACTCCGACATGCGCGACAGCGGGACGATCTCCGAGGAGACAGCCGCTGACCTCAAAGCCGCCGGAGTCCCGGATCATTTGATTCATAACTTCCGAGATGTTATGAATTACGCCGCAAAGTCCAAGCAAGACCAGGCAATCAAACTGCTTGGTGGCCAAGAAAACTACGAAGCCACCGTCAAGTATGCCATGTCCCTGCCCGAGGCCGAGCGTCGAGAAATCAATAAGGCATTGAAGACCGATGCTTGGTCAACCGTACTGAGTGGTCTTCAATCTCGCCGAGTGGCTAACATGTCGAATGAGCCAGTCCGAGACATTGCCGTCACTTCTTCATCTGGCACTGTAGCCAATCGTATCGACTTCAAGTCACACAGTGACTTGATGCGTGCGATGGCGAATCCCCGATACCGATCTGATCCCGATTATCAGAACATGGTCGTGGAAGCCAGCAACCGCTTCTATGCAGGCAATAAAAAGAAATGAAGAAAGCACCTGTGGTCTGACGACTGCAGGTGCATTTACCACCATTCATCTGCGTGTATACGCCGATGACACACTCCGCTCACCCAAGTGCCACAACCCTTGGGTGGGTTTCTCGATATGTCCCTGCCCGAGGGCGGTTGACCTCTATCGACGGTTCCGATGTTGGCTGTCTGTGGCTCGTCGCGTGACGAATAACCCGTAATGACAATAACCTACTGAGGCCGTTGTGTACTTATATTATTTTTAAGTTTTATTAGACAAGGAAATTACACATGGCAATCTTTCGTCCAGGCTCAGACACCAAGAGCGGTGATCTGAATCCCAATGAACTTTGGCTCCCGATCTTCTCGGGTGAGACCTACCTCGCGTTTGAAGAGAACAACATCTTCGGTGGCATGGTGTCCATGCCCGTGATGCAAAAGGGTCTCGAATTCCTCTTTAACTACTTTGGCACGGCCTCCAGCGAAACGCACGAGTCCGGCGCGACCATCGTTGGTACTGGCATCGCCAAGACCCAGCGTTCGGTGTACGTCGATGAGCGTCCGCTGTTCACGGCTGCTGAGTTCGATGATGTCGATGAACTCTTCGCTCAGTGGGAATACCGCTCCAACGTGGCCCTTGAGCATGGTCGTGAACTCGCTCGTCAGTTGGACAAGCGCACGGCTAAGTTGATCTGTAAGGCCGCTATGACGACCCGTCCGGGTGGTCTGACGGACTTCCGTGGCGGTAACCCCGACAGCAACGGCGGCAACGTTGCCCTTGCTTCGGGTGGTAACCTCCTCACTGGTTGGAGTGGCTTAACCAACAACCGTGATCGCGCTGTGTTGGTCCTGAAGGCGATTGACAACTACAACGTCTACGCCGACTCGATCAACCTGCCCGAAGGTGAGCAAACCTACTGCGTGGTTAAGCCCGCAGTGTGGCACGCTATGCGTGACATCAACTCGGTGATCTACGTTGCAGGTACGAACGGATACAACGGCACGCCGATGGCATCCGATGCGATGATCCCGAGCAACCCGAACCCTGGTATCCATGCTGGTATGCGCCGCAAGGATTACCTGATCTACAAGGGTGTCCACATCTACCAAAGCAACAACATTCCGGACACCGATACTTCGGCTACCGAACCCACGAACACTTGGGGCGGTAACTTTACGAAGACGGTCGGCATGATCTGGAAGAAGTCCTCAGTCGGTCTTGCCATCGTTCGCGGTGTCAAGGTCGAGACGGGCCGTTCTGTCGAGAAGCAAAGCGATCTCCTCGTGTCCTCCATTCACACGGGTGGTGGCGGTCTGCGTGTCGAAGGCGCATGGCGTTTGATCGACGATACCTAATTCATATTTTTAAACACATAGGAGATATAACTCATGGCAGTTTACGATAGCAAGGCTCAAGAATTTGTTCTTGATGATGATGAGTCCTTTACAAACGGTGCAGCAACTGGAGAGTACGGCGTGTCGTCCTCATCTGGTCTGTATATCACCAAGATCAATCAGAAGGCCGTTCTCGGTACTCTGTGGGCGATCATGCACCTCGGTACGGTGGCAAACACCGGAACGATTCAGATCAACGATGACGGTACGATCAGCACGTTGGTTGCTGGTGGTCTCGCGTTGTCCACGGCTACTGGTCAGGCTCTTGTTGATACCTCCACTGGTAACAGCAACACGACCGACAACAAGTTGAACATTGGCTGGTTCACTGGAACCGATGGCAATAAGTATCTCGCCGTTTGCAACCGTCTTGATAGCACTAGCGTTGCCGCTGGTAAGATCAAGATCGCTCGCGTGGCGTAATTAAATTACAACAAGACCCCACATTCAGAAATGGATGTGGGGTTTATTTCTTTAATCAGGAGATTACAATGTCTAACATGAGATTCTCACGTCTCACCGCAGTTAACCGTATCCTTATGTTTGCAGGTGAACAGCCCGTAAACTCGTTGTCGGATGACGGTATCAATGACACAACCTTGGCCGAGGCCGCCTTGGACCAGTGTACCGCAGAAATCCAGAAGGAAGGTCTTACCGTCAACACGGAGATCCACACCTACTCGCCTGATACCGAAGGTAACATCTACCTTCCTACGGGTACACTGAGAGTGGATGCTGTGACGTTGAACCGTAACGTGACTCAACGAGGATACCAACCGACTCGGTTGTATGATATCGACAACAATACCTTTACCTTCACGAAGGAGATTGAAATCAATCTCGTGGTAGGTATTGCCTTTGAAGATCTGCCGATGGACATTCAGTTCGCCATCGTGGACAAGGCCGCACGAATGTATCAGATGATTACTGTTGGCGACACCAACATGGATCAGATCTTGGCCGAACAGGAACTGAGATCACGCATGGGTATGATGCGTGCCAACGAAGAACAGGGAGACTTTAACCTGTTCAAGAACATGAACAACAATGCGTACTGGGCTGTCACAAGATTGCGTAAACCCAGTGCCAAGTACAAGGGGATGATTGACAATGGCTACTAATCCATTTCCTATCCCGTCCTTTATCGGTGGTGTGTCAACACAGCCCGAGTCTCAGCGTGTCATGGGACAGACCTCAGAGTCTCTGAACACCGTTCTTCCGATTGAAAAGGGACTGTCCAAGCGTAACGGAACGGTTCCTATTGTTCCTACAGGACGTGCCAACCACAGCCTCGATCTAAGTGAAGGTACGAAGATGTACTACCACTGGATTGATCGAGACACAAGCAGACGCTTCATGGTTGTAATCAGCACCGACAAGGCGGCAAACGATGCCAATGTCGTTCAGATCTTTGATGCCTTGACCGGAGATAAGAAGACGATTACCTATGATACTTCAAATGGTAATCCGAGAACGTACCTGACTACAAACTCAAGTACCTCTACGATCAAGTGCATCAGTTTCGGAGACACCACGTTTCTGTTGAATACAGATGTTACGGTTGCCACTTCCGGATCTGCGAATAGTTCTACCTATGTCTTTACTAGTGAACATGAAATTGATGCAACAGGCTCTGGAACGATTACAGTAAGTAATGTCGGTCCAAATAGGTTTGTGCCTGTTGGAACAAAGTTCCAGATATTCAATAATGCTGCAGTGCAACAAGGCGGAACATTTAAGACAACGCACGATGCGTATGCAAATGAAACAGAGGATCATATTGTTCTTAAATACGTTCTCGATACAGGAGCAAGTCACAATCCTACTGCTACAGATAAGATTAGATTTCTGAATACGGATATCAGTTCTCCAGAAAACTACAGGTATCGTGATTCTTATCTAGACTTTCCTGAGAAACCTACAGCCGATAATCAGTATTGGTACGCTGTAGGAGATTCTGTAGGACATCCTGCAGGATACTATAAGACTCAGAACACAGCAAACGATGGTCCTAAGTACACACGAGTACCTGCCGTCGAAGCGGGATGGACGCTTGATGCGGCTAAGATGCCCGTTAAGTTGTTCTACAATCCCGATGGTACGTTTACCTTGTCGTGTTATACCTGGGTTCCTAGATACTCAGGTGACACCTTGACCAACCCTGCGCCTAAGTTCGTAGGTAAGAAGTTGACATCCATGACCTTTCATCAAGACCGCCTCTGGCTGTCGTGGGACGAGTTTGCCATGTCGTCGGCTATCAGCGACTACGGTAACTTCTTCTTGGACAACTGGAGACAGGTCGGAGATTCCGATCCGATTGACATTGCTACCTTTGGTACAACGGTCACACAGATCAGGCACATGGTGTCCTTTGGTCTCAGTCTCGTGCTGTTCTGTACTGGTTCGTATCAGTACGAAGTACGAGGCGGTGGAGACGGAGCCTTGACTCCTACCTCAGTTAACGTGTTCTCTACAACCAGACACTCTGTGGACCACTCGTGTCCTCCTATCTTCATGGGCGGACGATTGTTCTTCCTGAGTAAAGAAGATCCTTCTCGTCTGTATGAATACTTCTATACGGATGCCGTATCAGGCAACACGGCGGTAGACATCTCCCTGCACGTTCAGGGATGGTTGCCCAATACGCCTAAGGAACTGAAGTCTATCGGCACACAGAACATGGTCATGGCCACGTTCGATGATGATCCCTCTACCATCTATGTTCACTACTGTGTGATGACAGGAACCGAGAAGGTTCAAGCCGCATGGTGCAAATGGAGATTCGGTGTCATTACCAATCCCAACGGAACAGAGACCTTAGTGGACACGATCAAATCGTTCAATACGTTTGACTCGTGGGTCCACATCCTGGTTAAGCGAGGATCTAGTTACTACTTTGATAAGTTGTTAATCGGTGAAGAGGCCAACGACTCTGGTCTTTCATTCGCCAACAGACTTGATCGACGCTTTGCAGTCACAGGAACGTACAACACAGCAACCAAGATCACGTCTTGGACCCTGCCGTTTCTTGACTCTAGCATTAACAAGGTCATCCTTGGATCTGCATTCGGTTCCAAGGCAGGCTTTGAGCGAGTCGTTACCAATACTACCGTTGGTGGTGTAACCGTCCTGACGTGTTCTGGTAACTTTGCGGGATCTTCGTTTGTTGGTAGGTCATACAACATGGTTGTAGAATTGACACCGCCATACGTCAAAGATCAGAACAACCGAGTAGTGCCTGGAACAATCTCTGTCATGGGACTGAGATTGATTCACAAGAACACAGGATACTATAAAGTTGAAGTGCAACCATACAAGAGAGAGACCAACAGCCACGTCTTCAATCCCTTGCGTGTCGGTTCCGCTGTTGCGGGATCAATCGTAATCGAGAAAGACGGAGAGTTCTCATGCAAGCCCATGGTCTCTTCCAAGAATATGTCCATCAAAATTACAAGCGATTCACACCTTCCGGCTCGTTTGGTTTCTGGAACGATGTTAATTAGATTCGTTCCGCTTAAACGTAACCCGGCTAAATAAAGAGATACATATGGCAGACCCAGTATCACTGACTCTAGGAATCGGTATGGCTGCCTTTGGTGCTGCATCTAGCGCATCACAGGCTTCAGCCCAGAACCGAAATGCCGAGAGACAAATGAAAGCATCAGCCGCCGCAGCGAAGGCTAATGACATTCTCAATGATCAATCAGTTCGCTCACAACTACAGAAGTTGTCTAATCAATACGCACAATACATTAAAGCCAGCGACACTTCTTCCGCTGTAAGAAACGTTGCTGGAAGTCAAGCATCCGAAGCAATTCGTAGAGCGTCTCTTGCCGCTGCTTTGGAAGATGTTACCAACATTCAACGGCAAGGCGCGTCCCAAGAAGTCAATATCTGGGCCAACGCAGCCAGTGAAATCAACCGAGCAAGATCCATGATTCAAAACCCATGGATGGCAGGTATCGGAGGAGGTCTTCAGGGACTGCAAGCAGGACTTGCCCTTGGTAGTTCTCTCAGTGCTGCGGGTATTGGTGGAGGTGCTGGTTCTTTAGGAACAGGAACAGCAATGTCCTCCACTGCCGGATCTTCAGGATTCAGTTCTCCTACTGCACAAAGTATTGGTAATTTTAGACTAGCCTAAATAGGAGACAACATGTCACGAATGCCCACATTTGGTCCAGGCCCTGGTCAATACCAAAGCCAGACCACGTTTAATCCTGCTATGCAACCGACCGTACAGGTCGAGCAGAAGCAGTCTTTGTTCGCTCAGATCGCCGGACTTGTTCCTGCTGTTGCAGGTGCTGCGTCTGACGTGATCAATCTGCAAACAAAATCAAAGATTCAGTCATACCAAGAACGAGAAGCAGCCGCCAAACTGGAGGCTACAAACAATAACGATCTCGGTATTCTTGAAGACTTTTATCAGACAGAGATGAGCACTACAGGTGCTCTTCCTCCTGCTATTCGTACCGCAGCGACTGAAGGTCTTGTTGGTGTAAAGCAAACCATCAGCAAATATAACGAAGAACTCCAGAAGACTGCAGCAAAAGAACGAGAGGACTATCTCAAGAGACAATCTGAGACCGCTCTTCAACTGCTGGATGTAAACCTAGAGGCCGTCAAATATACATACGAAGTTGACGGAAACTTTGTTGTTGCTGCACAGAACTTGGAACAACTCTCTAAACAATACGAAGGCAATCTTAAAGCACAAGAAAAAATCATTGCCGCTCAAACTCGTTTTGGAGTGACACAAAAAGATCTAATCCAGAAACAAATAGAACAGAAAAGGACTGAAGTCCTGGATTTGCGCAAAAAAGCAAACGAACTGTCGAGTGTAAGTTCTGGTATTATATCAGATAAGTTTGACGTTGATAAAGGCACACGAGATTTCGTTGCTACTAATGGTGTCAATGGTGTAATTCAGTTGATTGGTTTCAATATCAGAGATACAAATCTAGACCCTAGAATCATATGGAACAATGAAACTGGTCTTCCTACGAATGATCCGATTCTAAAAGAATCTATCGAAAAACAAGGTATTATAACTGCACAGAAATTTGGGATCAAGATTCAAGACGAAACTCAACAGGCCCAAATCAAAATGCGCGTAGACAACATTGAAAAATCAATTAAGTTTGGCGCACAATACTTTGTCGATTCACTAACTAACGCAGAAGAGTTTGCAAAGACGCTCAGTCCTACCGATCAAATATCCTTCAAAAGCAAGATCGAACAGGCTGTTAATCAGGCCATTACGGGATTGTCTTCTGATATTTCCTCTACCAGTAATCCTCAAGAATTGGCTGAAGTTGCCTACAACATGAATCAGATATTTAAGGCAACTCCATTCTTTACACGAACAGCCGGAACGTCTGAAGCATTGAATCGAGTTCAAAGCAATGGAACAAAAGCACTAGAAAATATTGCACTTTCTTCTGTTGCACGTTCGTTTACGGGCGCACAGCCATCCGAACATGCCAAAGAATGGCTGATGAACACAGACGGTACACCATCAAACAGTACAGTCGGAGATTTTGTTCTTGTTGATCAACTCCGAAGTATGATGAATCCGACTGACGGCAGTCCGTTATTCTCTGAAGACGAACTCAATAAGATTCTTGTGACAGGTGACTTTTCTACGGCATTGACGTTCGGACAAGACGATGCCAAAGACATGATTCTTCAGGCTGCTATTGATGTCAGCAAGTCTTTTAGAACTAAAGACAATACTGACAAAGACGGTAAACCAAAGAAAGGGGTTACCGTTGATCAGATTATGCAAGCACAAAGAAGCGGTGTTAAAATCGGACAACTTGTGGACAAACTTGTTCTTCCCAGTCAAGAAACTAGAAATCCAACGATAATCAGTGACGGTATTCGTGGCTATGAATCTCTAGGGTTTTCTTCTGATCGAATCAAACAGTTGGTAAACAGCAGAGAACCAGGAGACCAGAACGAACAGTTGCGTCTTGCTAGTGCAATGGCCATGCGAGACAAGCAAACAATGAACGGAGAAAATCCAACTCTGAACTATGTTGAAGAGATTGCTAAAGACCTTTCTTCAAGCAGTCCTTTTGAGGTGATGAGAGGAATTGCTTTGTTCAGGTCTTGGAATGGATTTGAGAATCCGAGTATCAGATCCTATCTTCGCAATTCAAAAGAGAGTCAACTTACAGATATTCAGTTAATCCAACTTGCTCATGTCCAAAACATTGTTGATGACACTGGTAAGGTGTCCGTACCGAATGGTATGACAATTACTCAATATCTTCAGAATGTGGCTATGGCTGCCGATCCCGATGGTTCAGCAAGACAGACGGCAGGTGCAACAGAATTCAAAGACGTTCTTAATAAGTTGGATATGATAAATATTAATCTATCTAAACGAGAAGTTGACTTTATTAAAACAGCCTATGAGTCTACAAAGGCATTGTATCCTAAGGCTGATGCCACTGCTGTAACCAAGGCAATGTTAGACAAGAACGGATTTGCCGTTGTCTATCAGCCGGACGGTAGCAAGAATTTGTTTGTTGATCCTTATGGTTATTATGTCAAAGACGATAAACGTCAAGATCTGCTCACCAGTGTATTCAATAAACAGATACCAGAACGCTACAAAGAAGCGTACCGCAAACACTTTGGAGTAAACTCTAACGTGAAGTTCAATACGTTTGGGGATTTACTAGAGATCGAATTCGCCAAGGCAGGTGTTACTGCACAAGAAATGTATGATCTTACATGGAACTTGTCGTTCGATGAAGACAACATGCTGACGTTCTTTAACACGGCTCCTGGTAACATGAGTCCAGATTACCAACTTGCACGAGGTGGTGCATTACAGTATTGGGATGAGCGACAGTCTGTTTGGAAAACCATCTATGCCAAAGACGGTTTGACCGAAATCAGATTGACTAATGACAGTCTTCAATTCCCGACACTCAGTGAGCAACCTACAGGCGGTCCTCCATTCGTAGCAATGTCAGCACAAGAACGAATGGCAGCAAAGCCAATCTATGATCGTATAAATCGCCCAATGCGTCCGGTTGTTAATGTTGGAACACGTTCACGATAATCACACTGTCGAACGATAGAAATGTCGTTCGGCAATTTAGAAAGGAGGCATCATGCCTACTGATAGTACGCAAGACGGATCTCTTGCAGGTGGATCTGAAACCATGACCAAGGCTTATAAGTTGTTCAATCGACTTAAGCAATCTACAAAGGAAGATTTTCCAGTTCCGGAAACGCCTTTGTATACGGAAGCGACCACAGACATTCCTCTTCCTGAAGAATCAGGAAGCCAACCGCAGGCTACTTTTGCTCCTGTTGAACGAGTGTATGGACCCGCCATATCTCCTAGATATGCAATGGGAGCAAAAGACTTTACTCCTACATTGCCTCAGTTCTCTACAGATCGAGGATTCAGTAACCCTACGGTGTCGTTTGCTAACGATGTGTCAAATGCGTTTGTTACTCAGAATACGATTATCGGTGGCGGCGGCTTCAATGTCATCAACGTGTTTCGATTTGGTGCTGAAGCGACTGCTCGATCCAACGCTTATGATGTCTTCAAGAACGGATATAACATTGATCCCGATGACTGGAGAAAATTCAACAGCGGTGAAGAAGTAGCCAAAGCCGTTCCTGCGGAAGTTATGGAACGTATCAAAGGATACGGATATAATTTTACTGGATTCAATCAAACAGCAGATGAAGCGACTGATAAACTTCTGGAAGTGTTTGGAACTCTTAATGCAATTGAAGACAACGTAGGCGTATTCGAGACATGGTGGTCTCCGATTTCAGGAACAATTGCTCTTGCCACGAACGTATTAGGAGATCCTACTACATACCTTGGCACAGGTCTTGTAACAAAATCGGCACGAGGCCTGTCTACTGCAGCAGGAAAACTTGCATTTGTTAGAGGAGCCTCTGGATTTGCAGCACGTCGAGGCGCAAATGCGTTAATGTTTGTTGCTGAACACACAGACAATGCCGCAAAATTTGCTGACGATTTATTCAATCTGACAAACAAAAACTTGACAACATCGTTGGCTTCAGGTGCAGGCACGGTTGTTGCTCAGAATATTCTATCAACTCCGTATACATCTACATATCTAGAAGAAGCAGGATCTACCTACACCCCTAGTCAACAGGCTCAGGAGTTGGTCTACGGAGCCGTGGCAGGTGCAGGATTTGGTGCGTTCTTGGCTGGAGTATTTGCCGGATCTAAGTACGTTATTCCTAAGATTCGAGAAAAGGTTCCTGTACCCAAGGTTGTTGCGGACACAGTATCCAAAATATCTGGAATCGTTACGCCTCCAGTAAAGCGCGTCGATCCCAAACTGGAAATACCTGAGTTTGTAAAGATTGAGAAACGTGCAGAACTGGCTGAAGAACTTGCGTTTCAGTTGCAACGTCTTACCAAAGATCCGTGGAGCAGTGCGTTCTACCACACAGAACGTATTCTGAACCAGAACTGGTGGGACAGCGTTGATGATTCCGGTATTGATCAGGCAATGTTCTTAGATTGGATTGTTAAGAGTAATCCAAACGAAGTTGAAATCTCCAGGATGGCTGTTGATATCGAGGAACTTGCTAAATACAACAAGAACAAAGAACTGAATGAGGGACGTATTCCGTCTCTTGAAGAAAAGTTCGACATGTTCATTGAAAATGATTTGATCATTGATGGAGTTCCGATTTCATTTGGAGCGTCCTCCAATCCCAAACGAAATAGTGCGTGGTTCTTGGCTAACATCCGACAGGCATTGTCAGCAGGCAAGCCGACTACGATGGCTATTGGTAAAGATGTTGTCTCCGATATCGGTGCTACATCTTATGACGATTCAACTAAAGCCTTTACAATGAAAGATGGTACAACCGCAACTGTTGAACAGTTGTTCGGCAACGAGGCACGTCTTATCTTTGTTCTCAAAGAAGAGGCAGATGCTTTGAATCGCCTTAACGGTAAGGCCATGTTGTCGGAAGGTGTTGTTACCAGAGAAAGCAAAGATTTCATCTACTCGACAACGCCTGACGAGAATCTCGTTGGTGTTGTTGTCAATGCAGCCGGAGACAGCACAAAGGTCATGGGTGTTGTTTCAGACATGCGACCCAAGATTACTGCTGTCGATGAGAAACTGCTTGACGAGCAGGCGATTACCTTGTTGACGTTGGTGGCTCACAGAGCCAGCGCACTTGGATTGACAACGGATCAATACATTGCCAGACGAATTGGTGACTTTATTATTGATCCCAAGTCGCCTGACTTTAGAACGGCGGCACTGGAGAAGATGAAGGTCGATCCCAAGATGCGAGAAGCGTGGGCAGACACCTCCAAAGGCAAGACAATCATCTATGCCTTTAAAGACAAAACAGACTTTAAGTCTTTGGTCAAAGAACTGTCCACCATATTCTACAAAGATCTTCCTTCGTCTCAAAAGAAGAAGTTGGCTAAGTGGGCAGGAACTGAGGACATGGAAACATGGTCCCAGATCTCCAAGGACAAATTTGCGGATTCCTTCCTTGCCTATGTCGAACAGGGCCGAGTTCCCAGTGAAGGACTTCGGTCTATCTTTGCGAAGATGCGATTCTGGTTGGCCAATCTATACCAGACCATTACCACATCAAGTCCAGATATTGTCCTCAGTGACGACATTATCAAGATCATGGACACGATGTTTACACCGAGACCTATTACGGTTGTAAAAGATGGTATTACTTATGATTATACGGTTAAACCTGAGATACCAGAAAACATAGACGTTGATTCTATCTCAGCGTCTATCGGAACAAACTCTCGTGCAGGTTACGTTGAAGTTCAGGTTGATGGTATTATTAACCGTGCTTTGATTAAATTGATGAATGCTTCAGATCACGAAGAACGTGTTGCTATGATGCAGTTCCTTCGTGAAAATGCAAACATGGACGATGCCACAATTATGTATATGGCATCTCAAATGAATGAACGCATTCGTAGAGCGGTACGAGAAGGTAGGCAAAAGTTACGTCAAGCACGCAATCCGATTGTCAGACTTTCTGTTGACGAATATGAGAAGTTGCTGATGTATACCGATGCAACAGGCATGGCTCCTAAGACAAAAGTCGATGGAGAAATGACCGCTCGTGCTAAGGCTTTGGCTAAGAAGAATGCGTATGCTTTGGATATTCTTGCCCAGCGTATCTACGCACGTTACAATGCACTCATTAAGTTCAGCGAACTCGATCTTCTTCCCGAGTCCACTAGTATGTCGTGGATCTATGAAGAGATCGCCGATCAACTGAGAAAGAAAAAGAAGATCGGAAATACTTCTGAATTCATTACAAAAATACTGAAGAAACGTCTTTCAAGGGACATGAGAAAGGAACTTGAACAGATAGCGAAGTATTACATCATGTCTGAGGCTGAGTTCAATAGAACATTGAACAAGATGTACTACGGATTTGAGAATCATCTTACAGACAGTCAAAAGACTTGGGCAGATCTTGATCCTGAGTTCCCGAACCAACCTGTTGAGGGTGTGGTTTATGCGCCGGGACAAGCACCCAAGGTTGTTGTCCGTGGTGACGATCTTGAACCGTTGATTCTTCCGTCCAACAAAGAACTTCAGAAGTTGGTCGTTCCTGTTAATGACTTTAACAATCCCACCAGTGCTTATGCCAGAGCCGTTAAATCCGTGGAAGCAGCACGAGTGGCACGAGACAAGGCAGACGCAGGTGGCAATCTGGAAGAGATACGCGCAGCCCGAACTGAAATACGCAGATCTCTTAGAAAATTGCACGAAGTGTTCAACAGAAACTATGCTCCTGCCAACAGCAAAGGAATGAAAGAGGTTCCTGCTACTCGTGAAAAGATCTTTGAGTTCGGAGTTCCAGAAAAACTTTCCGGTGAAAAAGCCGACTCTAATGAAGTTGGACGTATTCTTGTCAATGCTGCTGAAGATGGAACACTGAACAAGGGCAACAACAACTGGCTTGTGTACGCCTCTTCAGATTCTGTTCGTACATTGCGAAAGGTTGGTGGCGTGTTTGACCAAGGCTCTTTGGCCACGGTCGGTTCCGCTATTCCGATTATCGCCAGAATGAGTCAGTTGGTCTCTTCTCACAATCTCTACACATCGTCCTTTGGATACAACACTTTGGTTGGTCCTGGTCTTAGCCAGCGTAAACAGTTGGCTGTGACTCAAATCAGCCGTACGATTGATAAGATCAATACTGTTCTGAATAACGTTGACGATGCAACACGAGAACTGGTGATGAAAGTATCGCTGGCTCAAATCAATAACGTTACATTGCCTACGTCTACTGGTCCTCAGATTCAGAGACTAGCAGATCAGGTGGTTCCGATTCTGTCGGGACTGTATAAAGAAATGGAACGTCGAGGAATTGCATCAGGACACTTCAAGGGAACGCTTGATGCGTACTCAGGAACGTTCGTAGTTAGAAGTGATCGTCGTGATTTACAAGGGCTTACAGATGGTCTGTTTAAATTCTTTGATGAACAATTTAGCGGACCTACTGCGGTCTTGCACAAGAAGACACTTCGATCTATTGAAGGTATGTGGGTTTGGAATCCCGCTACTAGTGAGTATACATTTGCTGGTTTAGGTCGAGGATATTCAGCAGAACCGAAGAACGTGAACGATCTGTTGCCTGCTGATAAGATCAGATACTTTGAAATCCTGCGTTCAACCAAGGTTGATACCGATGGAGTTCCTGTTGAGGGTCTTTTGAGAGAAGCACACCTTGCGGCTAGAAACAAACTTGGAATGCCTATTGACAAGGCCAAACAAGATTTGGCGTTGGCTAGGGCAGACGCTACTTTGGAACGTGCCGTCCAGGTTGACGCATGGTTTCATCCTGAAGTGTCTAAGTTTATTGACTTCCGTCCCGGTGAAGGACTCAACCAATATACTAGAACCGTGTATCGAATCTCTGAACAAGAAGCCATCAATGCCTTTGTCAAACAATTGCTTGGTGTTTCACGACGAGATATCGGTGCTTTGGAACTGATTGACGGTATTGAGGACATGTTACTGAGACAGGCTGATCTTGATGAGAAAGCCCGAGAAGCAATTAAAAATAGTACACAGTACCTTCGCAATCAGTTCAATGCTTTGAGAGATTCATCGTATTCTGATATCACCAGAAAGCAAGGAATCACAGACGATCTTGCGGATATCATTGGAACAGCGGCACGAATTCCCGTGTCTGCTCGCAGTGCCGTAGCAACAGGCGTGACCGAAGTTCCCATGATCTTGTTGAATACCGCCGTCAAAGACGGAGCGCACGGATTTTCACGGCTGGTTCGAGACACACTGAGAGGTATGACAAAGGATCAGTTGAAGGGCATTACCGCAGGATACCTGTGGATGCGTAATAGACTGCCTCACACTTTGGCATCTTCTGTTGATTCAGTTACAATCAATCGTAACTGGCTTGAGCGTACGTTTATCAATCCGACACGAGTCGTTCTTGGCTCGGAAGGACTGATGAACAAAACCAAGTCCGTTGTTGCATGGTTGCATCACGCTACCAGTGGCATTGCGGGTGAAGATCTGTTGCAGGGCTTTGCTTCTGCGATGGCTGTACACGCATCCTCGGTACGTCTGATTCGTTTGTTCGACAATCTTGAAGCGTTGGCCAAGACTCATGCGGCTTATAACTGGGCCAATGAAGTCGATCCTGAGGCGGTCTTCAGAAAGATGGCAAGCGATCACGGGTTTGGTGAAGATATCTCATTGGCTGCTAGGTTTAACCAAGCAGGTCTATTGAATCCTGATATCATCCAGAAAATTCGTGAGATGGATCTCAAAACAGGCGGCAGACTTCTTGATAAAGACAACGGTGCGTTGGATTACGATCTTCTCGAAGAACTCAAACTGAAGAATCCGGAATACACGGACGCTGTTGATATCATCAACTCGTACAAAGAAACTGAATTGACTAGACATGTTGTCACTCCTGGTGTTCAGGATGTCAATATGCCTATGGGTGGCATTGATCCATTCAGCAAATTGAAGAACCAGTTTACAGGATTTGCACGAGCATGGTTTAATAACATCATGCTTAATAATATTGCAAATGAAAAATTGGCGTATGGTTTGTTCTTGGTCAGTGTCGCCTTGTTCGGTGAAACATTGTACAACGTTTCCCTTCGTACTCTGTATGGAGACGAATCAGCCGAGGATGTTCTTCAGGACTGGGCAGAAAGTCCGGTTAAGAACATGATGTTGACAGTCGGACGTTCAAACCTCATTGGAACAACGAACATCATTCCAATGACAGTTATGGAAGTTATGTCTGATCGTCCTGCGGGACAAGTCAGTGCATCGAGTATTTACCCAATCAGTTCAACAGCAAGAACTTTCAAGTCTATTGCAAACATAATGAAGGACTCAGTTTCTTCTACAGAACAAATAGATGTTAAGGATGCTCAACGTGTTGAAAGTAACATTCCTTTGTTCAATGCCTGGTGGATGAAGTCCATTACGGAAGCCACAGGATACAACGGAATTTCTGACTACATGTTTGGTAAAAATCCTGACGAATTCAAGCCTGCGAACTAATAGGAACATTGCGCTTCCGATCCCTCAGTAAGACATTACTGGGGGATCTTTTCCCGTTACCATTTATGGAGACTTTAGTATGGCTTACAGTAGAATTAAATATGTTTGGCAATCAGGAGCAAAGCAATTTGTATATTCTAATATTCAAATGCTTGGAGCAGGAGCCGACCCTGAAGAGCAGCAGCTTAAGGTTTATTTGAACTCACAGTTGTTGACGTATCTTACAGACTATACCATTAACACTACAACGAATACAATCACAATTATTGGATTCGTTGCCAATGCTATGGCTGCCGGAGATATTGTTGCAATCGAACGAGATACTAAGAAAGATGATCGTTACGTCGATTGGACTAATAACGCAGGTATTGACGAAAGCGATCTTGATCTCGAAGGCGATCAACTTTTGTTTATTGCTCAAGAAGCGATTGATGAATCAAATACAGCATTAAGAAAAACTCCATCCGAAACTCGATGGGATGGTGAAAACATTTCTAGTATCAACTGCGGTCCGGCTGTTGAAGGATCTGGTTGGACAACCTTGGATCAAGTCAACAATCTGATTGCCGGACTTGATACCGCTACCGTTACCACGACAAATCAGTGGTGCTTTGATGGAACTGGATCTCAAGTAGATTTCTATTTGAACGGTGCGCCATCGTCAACAACCGCAAACAATCTGTTTGTCAGCATTGATGGTCTTACACTTTGTCCGTGTGACACTGATCCGGGTGAAGGTGTACCATTTAGTCAGCTTCTGGAACGAGCCACAGCCGCCCTGCAAAACGGAGCAATTGCGGCTAGCAGTGTCTCATCTACGGGTAGTGTAATTTCCTAATTGAGAGAATATTTATGCCACAAAATCCATCTTGGCTTGTGCCATTGACCAGTCAAAAAACAGCAGTAGAGGCTATTTTGGGTGCAAACAGTGCCAACTATCCCGGCATTGTTGTTATCTACAAGCTTAATGTTACCGCTAGTAATGGACAAAATCCTCCCGTTTCAACATTCTATGGTACATATCAAGAATGTTACGATGAAATTGAATCTTGGGAGAACACGCAAACAATTAGTTTGTCAGTAACATGGCACAGACTTGAAGGCACATCGTTTAGATATTCCTATACCGGAACAAGTAAGATGCTGACATTTACATCTGCACCTCCGCTTGGATCATCTATTTGTGTTCGACAACTTATTGGAACAGTCGCAGTTCAAGCTGAACTCGGAAGTGTTGGATCTGATGAAATTGCGGACAATGCAATCAAAAAGAAACATTTGAACTTTGTCGGCGATGAGTATCGACGGTACGATAACTCAGCCAACAGCACGGTCTGGCCCGCAGAAGCAGGCAATCTTATTGTTATTAATCAAGATGGATCAGTAAGACTTGATCTTATTGATGCTAGTTTTATTCGAGGCTTTAATGCTTCAGTTCGTACTAACAGACTCGATCTGATGGCAGTTCCTACGCTTAGTGTGAACATGAATAATCAAAAGATTATCAATGTTCAAGCAGGAACTTCTAGTACTGATGCTGTTAACTACGGACAAATCAGCAGCATTATTAACACCAGTTTGCCGTCAATTACAAATAGAATTCGATACGGAGAACCTCCGAACGGCTCAGGTGCTGCTCCTGATTATTACTTTAACACAAATCAAACCACCGCATCCGGCGGTTCGAGAACATCGACTGGCTCAAATCTTAACGACAGTGTTGCTGGTACTGTTCCTCGTTTGGTTGAGTTCGATCAAACGCAGCCGATTTTAGATGACAGCAACTGTTTGGCAAAACTTGGATTCTTTCCGAGATCTATTCGTTTGATTCTTGCAGGTGTCTTTGCTAAAAAACAAGGTGCAGCAAATGTTCCTAACCAACAAAACCTAGTTGTTGAACTTTCTTCAACTCAATATTACTATATATTTGATAAACTTATTCTTGAAGAATGCAATGGATTTGAAACTTACGATGTGGTAAATGAAAGTCCTGTCACCATTACCGATGCTCCAGGAATTAAAGTACGTCAATATTATTTTGATGAACCAATACAAATCGGTAAAAAGAATGCAAGTAGCAGTAATCCCGGACAGGTAGCTATTGCTTATCCAGATAGCGGTAGCTGGACTTGGACATATCCTAAAGGATCATTATACATTGAACAAGGTGGATCATACCGAGTTTGGGTTATAATTCGACATATGGATAGTGATGTTGCTACTAGATATAAAACAATGGTATTTAGAAACTACAGTCAAGTATCCGGCACTGTTGATGGAAACAATCCTGGAGCTATTCAAATCTTGGCCAGTCGTGGCGGCAATCCTATTGCCATCTGATAGAAAGGTAATATGAATAAATTTGTAAATATTCTGTGTATTGTCCTTGCCGTTATTGCGGTTGGCTGTAAGTCATCCTCGGTCGGCAAGTATCAGAACTCGCTTTACAAGGAGTCCGATAACATTCAGCAGGCTATGGTGCAGGCCAAAGAGCAAGCTACCAATGTGTCTGTGAAGTTGGACAAGATCGAGGAATCGTCCCAGACGGCCTACAATGCCATTAGCAGCGTTCTGCTGGTGACCCCTGCCGTGGGTAGCCCCCAGGTCCAGGAATCGCTCAAAACGTCTCTAAAGGCAAATGCGGACATTCTGGTGGACCTGCAGGCGGCCAAGCAATCTACGGATGCCATCCTTGGGGTTACCAAGGAGGTTACGGTGTCCGCCAAGGAGGTTGGCAAGGCGGCTAACAATGTGCAAGATGTCGTCGGGTTCTGGGAATCCCTGGGTTCAGGTATCCGTAAGGTCGTTACCCTGTTGACGCTGGCTCTTGTGGTCATTGTCGGTTGGCGGTTCGGTCTGGATACATTGGTCAAGTCCGTTCTTGGATTTGTCTCCAAGGGCATCATGGTTGTCAGCAATTGGTTCTACGCCAAGTATGACGGTCCCGTGAAGTTGATCAAAGAAGGCAAGGTCAATGAAGGCATTGCCGCGCTCAGGTCCGCAGTACCCGGTCTTAATCGCTCGTTCAGCAAGACCGGAGGCAAAGATGGAACAGGGGCCTGACAGTTGGGAATCACATCGTAAGTGGGTGGTGCATACCCTTGAGGAGTTGACCAGAGACGTTAAGTGTCTCACCAATCAAATGGCGGTCAACAACACGAAGAACCATATCTTGTCCGTGGCTATCGGTATGTTTGCCACAGGATGTATTGCACTTGGGGTGAAACTTGTTGCCGGAAGTTAATGAATTGATTGACATGTTGTCTGACGATCAGTGTGTGTCAATGTTGCCGTTGCTGCAGATGCGTCTGCGTAAGTTCGACGGTTCACAGAACGACACCCTGAGGCGGAAGTTGGTGGGTAACATCATTCGAGATCTTGACGATCCCGAGAAGTGTACCCCTGGCCTGTACCAAGCGGCATTGCGTCTGCTTGGCGAGGATACCGCCATGATTGATCAGCCCATGGTTCCGGGAGCTAGAGTGGCTGAGATCGCCTCTCAACTCCCATTCAAGTAAACACAGGAGCATTCGGTCGAAAGATCGAATGCCTCTTTATGATTATTCCTGAAATTACTGGTGACTTTAGAAACTTTCTGTATCTGGCTTGGCAGGCCATGGGTCTGCCTGAGCCTGATTACATTCAATACGACATCGCTGACTGGTTGGCCAACGGCCCCGCAAAGCGACAGGTACGAGGTATGCGTGGCGTAGGCAAGTCCTACATCACGGCGGCCTACGCCAACTGGAGGTTGTACAAAGATCCCGATATCTCAATTATCGTTGTATCGGGTGTCGCTAATCTTGCTCAGGACTTTATTGGTCTGAGCCGCAAGATGCTGGATTCGATGGACATCTGCCAACACCTGAGACCGGGTGAGTGGGACAAGGACGGAGCCTTTCAGTTCGTGTCCCGAGCAAGAAGCAGACCGCAGAAAGATCCCACCGTGTGGTCCTGCGGTATCGGCACAAGTAAGACAGGGCATCACGCCCCGTTGATTATCTGTGACGATATTGAGACACCTGAGAACTCAGATACCGTCGAGAAGCGAGAATGGCTGTTACGACAGATCTTTGAACTGGAAGATATCCTGAATCCCGGCGGAGAGTTGGTATTTCTGAATACACCACAGAGTACGGACTCTGTGTACATCAATCTCGAAAGGCGAGGGTATGAACCTAGGCGTTGGCCTAGTAGGTATGTGAATCATCTTGAGGAAGACGAAGCAAGG